CGGGAGTGGGCAAAGGTTGCCCAGATTTATTAGTTGGCTTTAAGGGTAAGACCTATCTTATTGAAGTTAAAAAAGATAGTAAAGCGAAATTTACCGCACCACAGTTACAGTTCAATGAATTATGGAACGGCGGTGTCATTGCTCGCATAGAAACGGTTATTGAGGCTATTGACCTGTTAAACGGTTGATTTATAATAAAGAAAAGGAGTAAATATGGATTATCCTGCCGTATTTGTCGCAACTTTGTTCCATTCAGGCACAAATGCTCACTTTATGCACCTGCAAACAGACTCTTATGCCAAACACAAAGCGTTGCAAAAATACTATGAAGGAATCATTGATCTGACTGACAGTTGGGCCGAGGCGTATCAAGGCAGCTACGACATCATTAAGACATATCCAAGGGAATTTCACCTTGCGACTGATCCAGTTAAGTACATTGCTGGCATTAAAAAGTTTGTCCAAGACATCCGCACCGAATTGCCCGATGAGTCTGAGTTGCAAAATCTGATCGATGAGATTGCGGATTTGATTGATTCAACCCTTTACAAGTTAAAGGCGTTCAAATGAGCAAAGCAGGACTATATGCGGCAATTTTAGCCAAACAAGAACGTATCAAAAATGGTTCAGGCGAACACATGAGAAAGCCAGGCTCACCAGGCGCACCCACCGCTAAAGATTTTAAAGAATCAGCTAAAACAGCCAAGGACAACAAGAAATGACAGCGGCTTGGCAACGCAAAGAAGGGCAAAACCCTGCTGGCGGTTTAAATGCCAAGGGTCGAGCGAGTGCCAAAGCAGAGGGCATGAACCTCAAGCCACCAGTCAAGTCAGGCGATAACCCACGCCGAGCTAGTTTTCTTGCAAGAATGGGCAATATGCCAGGGCCAATGGAGAAAGACGGGAAACCGACTAGATTAGCTTTAGCACTTAAAGCATGGGGCGCATCAAGTAAAGAAGATGCTCGATCAAAAGCTAAAAACATAAGTGAGCGTAATCGTGGCTGATCCCAAACAAATTGCTGACGCATTGGCTCAAGACCAATTACTTGCCCAATTTAATCGAGATGAGGCATCGGCAGAACCTTGGTGGCGCAAAAGTTTGTCAATGGAAGGTAGGGATACGTTGTTACCATTTAAATACAGCCAACCTACATTGCCAGGTTCGGTTATGAATCAACGGGAATTTGCGTTGCCAGGTTTGTTAGCGGGGGCGGTGAACTATTTTACCGCAGGCGGTCGTGCTTACACAGGTTCAGACCCAACTTTTAATCCACAAGAAGAAGCATTAAATTTTGCCACAAATATGTTTGGTGGCGGCATGGCAACTGGCAAAATGATGCGAAACCCAACAGGCGTGGGTGGCACAGATTTAGCATTAAATGTTTACCACGGCACACCACATGAGATCAAAGGTGGCTTTGATTTAGCTAAAGTAGGAACGGGCGAAGGCAATCAATCTTACGGGCATGGAATGTATTTTGCAGAAAACCCTACCGTAGCTAGTGAATACGCTTTAAGTTCTTCAAAATTAACAAACCCTGACACTTATGCCATTGAAAATATTGCAAATCGTTTGCATAAAGGTGGATTTGATGACGAATTTATCAAATACAGAATTAAAACTGCCATACCAAATGCTAATGATTCTTTGATTGCAAAAGGAATTGAATTAGCAAAATTAGATAAACCTGCCGGAAATATGTACAAAGCAGACATACCAGACGCTGCAATACCAATGATGCTTGATTACGATAGTCCAATTAAAAATCAGCCGCAACTTTATGAAATCGTGCGTCAAAGCATTACAGACCCAGAAATTCGTAAAACTTTTGAATTTAATGCAGAAAAAGGCATTACTGGCGCAAATGTATACAAAAATTACATTGACGGCAAAACAGACGCAGAGCGTTCTGCAAATGCAGCAAAATTAGGAATTACTGGTATTCGTTATTTAGATGAAGGCAGTAGAGCAGCAGGTAGAGGCACAAGCAACTTTGTAGTGTTTAGACCTGAAACCGTTGAAATTATTGAACGCAATGGCGTGCCAACAAGAAAAGAGCTATTACAACAAGAATTTGATAAGCTAGATAAATAAGCTACACTCCCTCATAGACTTAAACTATCACAATTGGATAAGTTAATGATTCAACCTAAAAAACAATCAACAAATATTAAAGGTGCGGGCAGACCCAAGGGAGTGCCTAATAAAAGCACTCAGAAGGCTCGTGAAGCGATTGCAGCGTTCGTTGATGGTAATGCACACCTATTACAAAGGTGGCTTGAGCAAATTGCTATAGATGATAGGTATGGGCCAAAGACAGCGTTTGATTGCTTTATGGCTGTAGCTGAATACCACGTTCCCAAACTAGCTAGGCAAGAACACGTTGGCGCAGACAATGGCCCAATTGAAATGGTGGTCAAGTGGCAAGACGGGAAATAACTTTACCGTACTCGCCTAGATCAGCGTTTAAACCTTTTCACGATAGGAGTGAGCGGTGGGCGTGTTTAGTTGCCCACCGCCGAAGGGTGCAGGTAAAACAGTCGCAGCCATTAATGACATTATCAGGGCGGCACTCATGTGCAAAAGCCCAAATCCTTTATTTGCCTACATTGCACCGTTCCGTAGCCAGGCTAAGTCCGTGGCGTGGGATTACCTTAAACACTTTGCTAGACCAGTTCTCGCAGCGAGCAATGAGGCAGAGTTGACGATTGAGTTGGTAACTGGCGGCAAGATACGCTTATTTGGCGCTGACAACGCAGATGCCATGCGAGGCTTAGGCTTTGATGGCGTGTTTATGGATGAATATGGTGACTTTAGACCTAGCGTGTGGGGTAACGTCATAAGACCAACGCTCAGTTCAACGCAGGGTTGGGCTGTCTTTGCGGGCACGCCGAAAGGAAAAAATCAGTTTTGGGACATATTTGAAACAGCAAGGCGAACGCCTGACGAGTGGTTTCACCTTGTGCTTAAAGCTAGTGATTCTGGTTTACTGCCCGAATCAGAACTTAAAGCTGCTGCCGCACAGATTTCTGAAGACCAATTTTTGCAAGAATATCAATGTAGTTTTGAAGCAAGTATTGTCGGGGCATACTTTGGCGAGGAAATACGACGCATCTCTGAAGCAGGGCAAGTTAGGCGTGTTGATTACGATCCGCACCTACCGACTCACACGGCTTGGGACTTAGGTTTCCGTGACGATACGGCGATTTGGTGGTATCAAGTTGTACGTACAGAAATTCACGTTATAGATTATTTTGCAATTTCTGGTGCAAATGTTGCAGAAATCGCTAAAATAGTCGTAGAAAAGCCATATAAATACGGAAAACATTACTTACCTCACGATGCGAGGGCTAAAACACTAGCGGCAGCGGGAAAATCAGTAATTGAGCAATTAAGTGAGTTTTTAGGCATTAACAATATGGCAATTGTGCCTGACTTGTCGGTGCAAGACGGTATTCAGGCGGTCAGACAAATGCTGCCAATGTGTTGGTTTGATGCTGAACGAACACACGATGGGCTAGAAGCACTCAGGCAATATCAGCGTGAGTATGACGAGGATAAGAAGGCATTTAGGCAAACACCAAGGCACGATTGGACAAGCCACCCAGCAGACGCTTTTAGAATGATGGCAATTGCTTGGCGGTTAGAGCCAAAGGTTAAGCCGCCGGACGTTGAGAAGCCCTTGATGGTCGGGCCGGAGAACACAGTTACATTGAATGATATGTGGGCAACCCACAAACCAACCAGGAGTAGCAGATTATGAGTGGCGTATCAAATCCTTATCGTTATTTTTATGAACACGTTGCAGCAAGCCAAACAGCACAAGTATTAGGTGGAAATGGCGCAGTCGGTGACTATATTCACAGATTAGTCTGTACTGTCACAACGTCTGCAACGTCTGCCGTTCAAATTGTTGACGGCTCAGGCACGGGCATTTTGACGCATACTGTATTGCCCAACCTTTCTGGTATTGGATGCTTTAGCATTGAACTAAATGCAGTATCTGCAAACGGTGCGTGGAAGATTACAACTGGCGCAGGCGTTGAAGTCATGGCTGTGGGTATCTTCACGCAATGATCGTAGCAAGTGTATTGCGTTCAGGCGGTGATTTTGAACCGAAACACGTTTATGCGCTGCAAAAAATGTGCGCTAAGTATCTGCCTCCGCATGAGTTTGTTTGTTTGTCTGATGTTGATCTAGAGTGCAAAACCATCCCTTTGTTGCATGATTGGGAGGGTTGGTGGGCAAAAATGGAGTTGTTTAGGTTACCGAGTGCGTTGTACTTTGACTTAGATACCGTTTTGACTGGTGACTGTACGGCAATAATTGAAGCAGCAAAACAGCACGATTTTGTGATTATGCGTGATGTGTATCGCGGTCAATACAACCCGAAAGCGATGCAATCTAGCATGATGTACTGGTCAAAGCCTGTAGAGTTGTACAAAAAGTTTGCTGATTTACAGATGTATGCAGCGGGTGGTGATCAGACTTACATTGAACACCACATGAAAGGTCGAGTAACGTACTGGCAAGATATATGCGATGGGATTGTAAGTTTTAAGGCAGACGTTTTGCCAAACGGGTTAGACGATGCCAAAGTGGTGATATTTCACGGCAAACCTCGCCCGTGGGAACAAACAAGGATTTTGTATGAAATTGGTTGAAGGTTGGCAAGTTCCTGATATTGACGAGTGCTGTATCAATGCGCTATTGGCTGAATTGCCTGACCTAGCAATTAGTTATGTGTACGTTAAGAACTTTCGCACCGTGATCCAAGCAGGCGGTAATTTGGGCGTTTTTCCTGCGTCAATGGCTAACCGATTTGACCGTGTGATTACCGTTGAGCCTGATACGGTCAATTATGCGGCTTTATTGCTGAATGTTGAAGGGATGAAGAACATTGAGCACCAACAAGCTGCTTTTAGTGACAAGCCAGGCACGGCTGCGATGGATCACATTCAGCCTGAAAACATTGGGGCGCACCAGTTAAAAGAGGGAACTAGCGTTAAAGTCGTAACCATTGACTCCTACGGCGTAGAAGATTGCGATTTCTTGCAATTAGACGTTGAAGGTTCAGAGCATCAAGCACTATTGGGTGCTGAACAAACGATTAAGAAAAGCTATCCGGTTATTACGCTTGAACTTAAGGGTTTGGGCAGTCGGTATGGCTACAGCAATGAAGATACGGTCGATTTGCTTGAAAGTTGGGGCTATCAAATTG